AGCATAAGGAATTTATTGAAAATAATCCACAAGAAACATAATAATAACCAGATTTACATAATATTTTGTTTTTTTTTAAAATTGAAAACCATAATCAAAATAATATAGATACGAAATAACTAATATATAGATAAGGTAATATGACACTGGAAATAATTTATGGGTGTATGTTTTCAGGTAAGACTACTGCGTTGATTGAAAAGTATATGGAGAAGAGCACTAATTACAAGTGTTTAGCCATTAATTATATATTTGATAAAAGATATACTGACAAACCTAAAATTGTTTCTCATAATAAAGCCGCTATAAATTGTATTTCAATTCAAGATTTGAATGAATTAACAAATAATCCAGAATATCTTGAGAGATTAAATAAAGCAGAATATATTTTCATTAATGAAGCACAATTCTTCGTAGATTTAAAGAAGTGGGTCATTAATGCTATGGATATACACAATAAGAATGTAGTATTATGTGGTCTAAATTTAGATTATAAGCGAAAAAAGTTTGGTGAATTGATGGACCTTACTATGTATGCTACTAACACAGTTCAAACCTTTGGTAAATGTGATGATTGCGACAACTCGTCATTATTTACACATCGGCTCGTTGATGATAACTCCCAAGTGCTTATAGGCTCCAGCGAGTACATTCCAGTATGCGAAGAATGTTGGAACAAATTAAATAAAGATTAAAATAATATAAATATATTCATTTCAAAATATATTTATATATATTAGATAATATATGGCGACACAGGGAGAAAAATTTGATGCTATGATAAATAGAAGGGGGATATTTGGGTTTGGTTTTAGCACTAATACGAATTTAGATTTATTAAATTTAGTAGTCTTGGCGATAGCAGGTTTAATTGTTAAAATGTTTTTTCAAGAAAATCATACTAAATTAGGAAGTCATGGTCCAGCCTCCACAACAATCTGGGGCTATGGTTTAACTGCTTTGGCATTGTTTTTAATGACGTTTATGGCGATATATTTGTCTTCAAAAACAGAGTTATTAGAAGGAGGTCATACAGGTGGTATATTAGCCTACTATTTAAAACTTTTATCGCAGGGTGCGTTGCCTGTGGTATTAACGCTGGGAGTAGTAGTTTATATGATAGTATTGAATTACATTTATTACACGAGAATAAATTCAAATAAAGTAAGCACAAGTTTCGAGACATATTCTTTTTTCTCATCGTTGTTAGTAATGCTACAGATAGGTATTATAATAAAGTATATGTATAGCATGCTGAATGCTATTGTAACAAAACAGACAGGTAATAAAGCACACCAAACCGAGCAATCCATATTAAAGGGAGTTTCCTTAATATTAATAACTTTAAATTATCTCTTCGTTTTTATTTTACACATTTTACTGGCTTTTTTTTCAACTGACGGTTAGATTAACCCCATTTGTTTTTAGTAACGTTGAAATCAATACTATTTTCAACTAAAATAAGTTTGAATGTCACACCGACATTTTCTTTGGTCTCCCATAATCCTGATATTTTAAGAATTAAAGATTTATTACCTGTATTATAACTATTATAATTGGTATTGTGTCCAGTATTGATGGGTGTATCATTATAAGAATATTTTATATTACCGTTGGTAAGTAGTTCGCTGATTTTATAAATTCTATTTTTAGTGGAACAGATAAGGTCTAAAATATACCTTTCAACGTGTGCGATTTTATCAACTGCGTCTTTATTGTCGGTATAGTTAAATACAAGTTTGTCTCTACTATGATGGACTTTTTTCAAATCAAATATGAGATATAGTCCATTTAATGATATTAGGTCGTTGGAATAAACAATCTTGTAGAAGTTGCTATATTGCATAACGCTATTTTTGATAGGGTCGCATACGATGATACTATAGGTGTCGAGGTCATTAATGTTTTCAGCAATCATTTAAAGTTAGATTAATTAATAAATTAACTTTAAACATTTTTTTATATATTTAAAGTTAATTTTTTAAATACTATAATGATATTAAAAGATAATTTCACCACATTATTAGACAAATCTAAATCAAATATAATAAATAATAAATACACAGATTATATTAGCAAATTATCTAATGATATTAAGTTGATGCCCAACTTTATTTTGTATGGACCACCTGGCACTGGTAAATATACAGAATCATTAAAGATAATAGAAAAATATAGTCCAAGTAATTTGAAATATGAAAGGAAACTAACGGTGAGTTCGTCAAAGAACGAGCATGTATTGAAAATAAGTGATATTCACTATGAGATTGATTTGGAGAATATGACTTGTAATTCAAAGATTTTATTTAATGATGTTTATAATAACATTATAGATGCGATACAAAGTTCCAAGGCGAAAACAGGAATTATACTATGTAAAAATTTCCACGAAATAAATAATGAGATTATAGAATTTTTCTATAGTTATATGCAGAAGAGCCTGATAAATAATATAACATTAAAGTTTATCTTATTAACAGAACATATTAGCTTTATCCCTGTAAATATTCAGGACTTATGTAAAACATTATACTATTCAAAACTGAGTTATTCAAATTATATGAAATTATCAAACGCCAATAATAAGAAGTTGCTGGCCTCAAAACAAAAAATAGATGCGAACCCAGACAATCAAGATGGTCCGTTTATATCAAATATATCATCTATTAATTTATTGAAATATGTTGATATAAATGGAGATAATGAGAACATTATAAATCATAAGCGGTCTATATGTGATAAAATAATTCATATTATAGTATCTACTAACCTAAAAGACCCCAAAATAAGTTATAATAATATAAGAAACATATTGTATGATTTATTGATAAACGACTTGAATTTTTATGATTGTGTTTATTATATTATCGACGCAGTTATTAGAAAAAAGATAGAGATGTCGGGTGGTAATATTGATGAGGGGTTTATCAATAAAATTTTTGAGAGAGTTTGTTTATTGTTTAAATATTATAATAATAATTACAGACCAATTTATCATTTAGAGGCATTTATACTATATTTAATAAAGTTGGTAAATGAAAATGACAATAAAACTGGCATTAAATAAATTAAAACTGGATGATAAATATGATATAGGAAATATAAATGAACTCACCAATATAGAATTGAAGAGAACATATCATATTATGGCTCTGAATTATCACCCTGATAAAAATCCTGATCCTAATTCAAATGAAAGATTTCAAGAAATCTTGGCTGCGTATTCGTTTTTATCCAATATTATTAACACGGATACTAATGTCCCTGATAATTCTACAGATGAAGAAATATTTGACGCACCATATACAGAGTTGATAATTAACTTATTAACGATGATGTTAAAGAACCCAGGTAATGATAGTGTTCATAATTTTCAAAAGAAATGTATTGAGTTCAGTAATAAAATATTCGACCAGTTATTTGATACGGTAAATATTGATGTATTAGAGGATATATATAGGTTCATAAATAATAATACTATGAATTTTCCAGTAGAAACAATTGATATAATAAAAAATATTATAGATGATAAGTTAAGGCTGTATAATATTTACATACTAACACCTTCTCTCGATAATATTTTAAACAGTGAAATTTTCAAATTGGAAATTGGAGATGAAACTATATATGTTCCACTCTGGCATCAAGAAATGATGTATGAAAAGAATATTATAAAAATACAACCTGTTTTAACTGATGGCATCACCATAGATGAAAATAACGATATACACATAGAATACTCTGATAAATTTGAAACCGTATTAAAATTAATACAGCAAGATATAGAGACCATAGATGTCTATAGGTATAAACTTGATATACATAAATTAAGTTTAAAAAAGAACCAAACCTATACTTTGAAGAATGAGGGAATACCAGTAATAAACTCTCATGATATATTTGACAATAAGTCAAAGGCGAATGTAGTAGTTCATATTCGTTTAGAATAAAATTTATAAAAAAAAATTATAAATTTTATGATTTTTTATTATTTAGTTATTGTGTTTTTTAGTATTAGTATTAGTATTTAAGGGGGGGCCTTCTTCTTGATAATCTTCTTCTTCTTGGGGGCATCCTCTGTTACAACTTCCTTGACCTCGGCAACTGGCTCTGGCTCTGGTGCTGGTGTGGCTACTACATCATCATCATCATCATCATCAGAATCCTCTACTACCGTATCAACTGGTGCGTTCTCTGCTGGTGTATCGGTCTCTGCCTCAGCCTCTGCCTTCTCGGCCGAACTAATAAGCGTCTCCTTATCCTTATCCGATAGGCTAATGTGGCACTTACCAGCAAGAGTAGCAGGTGGCTTAACAACTGCCTGAAACAGACGCCAAGTAACACCGAACTTCGCACCAGCAACCCAGATACCACCGCACGAAATGATGGTCGCCACGTGAGAACCCTTGGTTACAAAGTCAATCGGCTGGATTCCATCGTCATTAGGAAACAGTTGCTTCTGCTCCTCGCTGTAAAGCTCAACATTCTTGAACTCACCCTCCCAGCGAGGAAGCTTAATCTTCATAGTAGGCGAGCGGGAATAATCAGGCTCACCAGACTCCTTGTCCTTGGGATAACGCAGCATAGGCGTCCAGAGAGCATCAATAGCCTCCATACTCTTAAGGGGCTTACCAAGCCAATCCTTGCTGTTCTCAAGTGCGGTCTTCTTAACTGTCTCCTCAAACTGCTGCATATTCTTAAGGAATGCCTGAGCCTCGGGAGTCATGTATTCCGCCTGAGGGAACTGTAGAGCCATATCAAATGACTCGTTACCAGTTGCCTCATCAACGAACTTGTTAATACCCCAGGTAAGCATAAGAGGAGTGCTGATATAAGTAATCTTAGACGACTTGCTCTTCTTGTTATTAACACCAATTGTCTTACGACCGTTCGCCGTAACCTTTACTGCCGCGAAGTTAATGTCCGCATCAACGTTGAAAGTGGGGCCCGAGATAATGTTCGCCATATTGTTTTATTTGATAATACTAATATACTTTTCAAATGTTTAAATCAATTTTTTTTTAATTAATATTATTTTATTTAATTTCATTTTATTTCTACTGAGATTTACTTCAAACCATATATGTTGCTGATATTATTTTTAAAAAAAATTGTTTGACTTCATAAATAGTATATAATATAATACTTATGAGGTTATTATTTAATCCATTCAATTGGTAAATAGGTAGTAATATGTATATAGTTGTGATTCTGTAAATTTCAATTTTTAATATAAATTAAAATTGAAATTATTTAATTTTTTAATTTTCACATTTTATATTGTTTTGGTTATTTTTTATTTATCGCATTAATAATTTAAGCGACAACGGGGGCAGCGGGTGGCTGCTTGGGGAAGTGGGGCGACATGTACTTCTGGAGGTTGAAGTAAGTCAGCACGACCGATGGGTCAGCATCCTCAAGCTTGAGGAGCGCCCTGAGGGCAGCATCAGCCTTGATAATGCGACCGTTGTCCTTGTCCTGTAGCTCGTTACCACGAATGTACTTGTTAATCTCACGGGTTACGTCGGTGCGAGCCATCTCGGTGCCGGGAGCCTTACCGAGGAAGGTCGCCAGCTCGTCGCTGATGGGCGAGGGCTTTACGAAACCGCTGGGGGCACGGGTACCCTTGCGCTTCTTCTTGTTCTGGATCTTCTCAACAACCTTGAGCTGCTTGGCGACCTTGCGCTCCAGCTGCTTGAGCTCGGCCTTGAGGGCACCGAACTGCGAAACCATACCACCGAACTTGACGATGAACTCGGTGAAACCATCAGCGATGGATGTATCAACCGACGACTCGGCGACAACAACATTCTCCGCATCTACAACGGGAGCAACAACAATTACGGGGGCAGCCTCCTTCTTCGCACGGGGCTTGGTCTCCTTCTTGGTGACAACGGGGGCATCAACAACGGCAGCGGGGGCGACCTTAGCCTTGGTCTTCTTTGGCTCGGGAGCAACTACATCGGCAACAGCAACTACGGGCTCAACTACTTTCTTCTGGGCGGATTTGGAGGGCATCTTATTTTATAATTATATATGGGCGTATCTTTTTAAGTTCTTTTATGGATACTTTATATTAATTAATTAAATTAAATTTTTTTAAACCCTTGTTTGCTAATATATATTTATAATAATTGTTAATCTCTCTATTTTATAAATTTATACTTATAAACGAATTTAATAATTTACAGATTCATATAACCACGGCAACGCTTCTGCTGCGGATGGATGAACTAATGTTAAACAAGAAAGAACATAATAACATCCTAAAGTTTTAGATTCATTATCGATGCCTTTATTTACAAATTCTTCCATTATAGTCACTACCAGTTTTTTGATTAGTAAAAAATTTAAATTATGTATATAGCGAATATCAACCGATCTAAATGGATTCCCGAACGGAGGACATATTTCTCTTTTTGCTTGTTCGGATAAACTTGCTCTAAAATTCCAAATATCGTGTAATTCTCTCGCTAATTTTATCAGGCGATGTCTATTTAAATCAGTATACCAAGTCATATCTGTATAATTTCCTAAAGAATCCATATTTTGAAATAAATTTAGAATTCTCATGTCTAACCTTTTTAGGTCGCTCATTTCTTCCAGCGTATCATAATCAATGTTTATTTCAATATTTAACATTTTACTATACTTCACAAAATCCATCATATTAGTATAAACTGATGCGTTCATCGTTTTAGTTGAAAATGGATTAGTTGGTTGTTTTTTATTTTTCATATACAAGTTGTAAATTGATAATATATCAAATACATAGATGAATTTATCATCATCTTCTATACTAAAAAATTGCGTGTATGGTATGCATGATATATCGTCTAATGTCGCAAAATCACAATCGTTAGTACATCTTGGTCTGTTATAAAACCCTGGACCATGTAATGCGATGTAATTTTTTACCAGTATTTTCCTGGTTATTTTTTGAATAATTGTGCTGTAATAGGCACACCTCATATGGTTATATGCTCGCTGTTTTAATTCATCTTTTTTACCAGATACTTTTATTTTATACTCTTTACATATTTTTTTCAGTTGTTGTATGGTGTAATTTATTACCAGAACATTTGAATAATCGCACAAATGAGGCACAGTAAATTCTTTATCTGTTTGTTTTGTCTTTGTCTTTTTATTTGGTAATTCTTTATTCAAAAAATACTCAATAAATGTTTGTTTTTTTTTCGCTGCTATGACGGTAAATAATTCACCATCCATATTCATGCCGACGGCACTGAATGCTTCTTCAAGTAAATTCATATATATATATACGGATAATATATATATGAAATAATCTTTATCTGGTTTATAATATTTTTAATCGTATTCAAGCATAGACATTCGCAGGTTGCTTATTAAATACGAAATCTCTCTACTTTTCTTTTGTGATTTTAAAAATATAAGGTCTTTATCCACTGCTTTCAAATTAGATATTAATGATTTGCTATTTGAAACGGTGTTGATATAATTGAAGAACCGACCTATATTCGGGAGAGAATTATGAAAATATATGGCTTTACCCTTTGAGGTTGTTATCTTAGTTTCTATGAACGCACTATAATTGTATAATAACATTAATTTCAATACATAATAACTAAAAATATGAGTTTTCTCTCTATAATCAACCTCTGTATCACTTGATAATATATCAGTATATGTAAGGTTGTAGTGATTTAATATTTTCACGGTTTGTAAAAGAGAGTGTTTGATTTCAAATTCCATAATTTTTTTAAACATTTCTTTAAAAATTTTTAGTTTTTGATTAGAGGTAGAGAGATTACAATTATTACTATATACATATGAATATATAGTGTTGTTTAAAAATAAACCCCAGAATTCTACCAACGCTTCCTGTGGAACAAGACCATTCTCTCCACTCAAACTATAATTATCTAAAAATTTATTGTATAGTTTTTGTTCTTTTGAATTATCTATCTTTGCCGCAGTCATAAATTTCCACATATGAGTATCTACACCAAAATTATGTATCAATTCGTGAGAGAAGACCTTGAAATACTCTTCTTTTCTATATACTACAATTTCACCGTGACCCTTACAACCATAACAGAAGCCACCATTAGCATTTCTTGAACCTAATACATCTCCTTGTTTTTCCTCTAATTCTCTCCTGTATGGCGTCATAAATATTATAACACTAATACCATCATTAGAACACGAAATATTTGTAGATAGTTGAGACACTAAATATATTTGAGCCAACATATTTTTAACAATTTTATCAAGATTAGATAGATAAGACGGAGAGATTTTATTATATTCAATAAAATTAATAGAAACCATTTTATTTTTGTATGGTAGGCTATAAACGATTAATATTCCAGACTTATTATTGATAAAGTTCTTCATATCCGCATCTATATATGGATTATCTGTAAAATGAGATTTGTATGCGTTTTTTAGTAATTCAGTATATTCTATCGCATCCTTATCATATATTTTTCTAAAATTTTTAATATTACATAAATCAGTGTTTATAACATCATATATTCTATCCAGTTTATCGTATATATGTTCATGTAAGTCTTCTAATTCAGGCGATTTCTTATTGGGAATAGATAATTTCATTTTTTTATCATAATAATCAATCAAAAAGGTGCTTTCAGCAGATAGATTAAGCATATTGCCCGATTAATATATGTAAATATTTTATTATATGGTCAGTAAAATATTTATTTTTTATCATTTTTGAGCGGCTATGTTGGTTATTGCCTGCTGTTTTTCCTCAAGTTTTTTCAATTCTTCCTTTTTCTGTGCTATTTGCATTTGAACCAGACTACCGCCATCTCCATCAACTTGTATCAGTCCATCTGGAAATTGAAAGGTCATACCTTCCTTTCCAATTTGTGCTAATTTGGGTAATTGTGCTCGTAATTTTTCTTGAAATTCTTGGGTAGCAACACCATCATAATCATCAATCGCAGTATCTATATTCTCTAATATATTTTTAAACATACCAAATTTGCCCCCAAAAATCTCTGCGAGAGCAGTTCTAACTTGTTGGCTCTCGATGAACTCTTGTTTTACTGGGTCTCTACCGAGGATTTCTCGTGTAAAGCGACTGTCTAAATGTGAAGCCACACCTTGCTGACGACTGCCTAGGTCCGCTTTATTCATCGCACTCTCAAGCTTACTAATGTCGGCATATGTATTAAAAATATAATCCCTAATTTTCTTATTTTTAAGATTGAAAAATGAATCGCTTGAAAACAGTTCTGCTTTTTTTAAACGCGACTCAATTTCCGCCGTCTCATTCAACGTTGATTTACTATTAAAATCAATTGATGCTTGTGTTTTAACATCCTTATTGAAAGCGGTTCCTAATTTTTGTTCGAATGTAATAGCTAATGCTCTTGCTATCGCTATATAAATACTTGAACCATTTACCACAGCCGAGAAACCCTTCTGTAACATTTTCATAAGGTCATCTACATAATTGTTGAAGAATTTTTCCAGTTCAACTTCACGAACCTGTAATATGTCGGAGAAAACACTGTAAAAACTGTAAGTTGAATAATATAAAAATTCAATAAAGGAATGTTTATCATTTTCGCTAAATGTTCTTGTCCTTAATGATTGTCCCACCTTAGTTTTTGACCCCGTAATAACACCGCTTGTTGAACCCATAGAACGCGCGAATATTCTCCCACCAGTTTGACCCTCGTCGGTAGTAATTAATTCACCACCACCACCACCACCTTGTGCTTTTTGTGCTTGTTTTTCTATATATTCTTTGTCGGCTTCTTCTGTAAAATCTTCTTCGTATGTCGAGGTGAAATCTTTAATTTTTTTAGATATAACGGTGACGAACTCACGATTTTGTAATAGCGACAAAACACTCATAGCGAACTTTAATTGAACTTCTGTTAATTTATCATCTATATTAACACTTGCTTTTGCATTATCTGTATTATTAACTTGCATGTAATCAATTATTTTCACTGTATGCATTTTGGCTACTTGTTCCTTACCAATCTTTATAACCCAACTTGCAGCGGTATTACCAAGGGCACCAGCGCCACTTGCTGCGGACTTACCAAGGGCACCAGCGCCACTTGCTGCGGACTTACCAAGGGCACCAGCGCCACTTGCTGCGGACTTACCTAAATCTTTCATATGATGAGTTTGGTCGGATGTTTGTTTGGGACCGGATTCTTCTTTGCGGGTTTTTATGTCCCCAATATTTAATTTTGGTAGTATTGGAGGAACGATTACATTAATACTACCTACTGGTGGTGGTGGTGGTGGTGGTGGTGGCGGTGGTGGTGGTGGTTCGGCTCTCTGA